ATCCTTTATGTTTACCAAATTACATCTCGCGCATTTCTGCAACAACTAGAGCAAGTAAATCTGTCTGATCTTCCGTGAACTCTGAAAGTTTCATCTTATGACCCATCGTCATTTCGATCTTTTTAAGAATTGTAACTGCATTTTCTTCGTTTTCACTAACGAGTTTTGTCCACAGTTCCTGCGCTTCGGCGCGGACTTTATTGAAGTCAAGCTTCTCTTCGATCTGCACTTCAGGCGCCTCATCTACGACTGTTGCTCCATCGAGCTTTGCGCTCTTTTCGATCGCTTCTGCAATCGCATTTACGAGTTGGTCATATCCAAATTCGATCTTTGGCGCCAGGTACTTGAATCTGCTGCCGGCCATGACATAAGGTGTCTGCCGCGTATAGAGATAGCGATGAGAATTTCCATCTTCATCCCATTCAATCGCAATATAACCAATGACGTCCACCAATCTATTGCAGATTTCATAACAGCGTTTGTTAAGTGCTGGGCGGAAAAATTCCTTTTCAGAATCATCAATGACTTCTTTTCTGACTTCTTCGTGAGCAATCAGAATAAGACCATATCCCAGCATTGTAATCTGACGCAGAGTTGATTCAAATTCTTGCTTGACTGCTGAATATCCAGCGCCCCACGGAATCTCACTAACCTTCTGAACACCATTCTGCACGCAGATATATTGTTCGCAAAGGTCATAAGCGATAGAAGCTGTATCAACTGTAATAGTATCATACATTTCGCGCGCCTTCGTATTTGCGAGCTGGCGGACGACAAGCTTCAGATCGCTCCATTTCTGAATGGGCTGAACATACACACCATCAAGTGCGTTCGTACCCATTTCAAAAGCAAGAATAAGATTCTTTTTGAACTTGGCGGCGAAGGAGGTTTTACCCACCTTCGGCGCGCCATAAATCAGAACATATTTACCTTTCAAGTCACGAGAAATAACACTTGGCTGAATATTAAGAATATCAATAGCCATTCTTCACCTCGCAATTAAAATCCGAGGTCAAGCGCTCCCTTTGTGCCATGCTGCACCGGAGTCTTCTTGGCGGTGTTCGGAGAAGTTTTCTTCTCTTCCAGACGAGCTTTGCGTGCCGCCATACCAGCCTTAATGTCATTCAGTTCCCATCCAAGATCGCCGTCAAGCGGGGCTTGAGAACCACCAGTAATGACGAACTCATTTACGTTGATCGTACGATAGGACTTCTGAGCTTCACCGAAATCAACTTCCTGAAGCACTTCCTCGGTACGAGAAGAGAAATTCAGCCGACCGCTAGCCTTGAAGCATTCACCAGCCTGCCAATAATTCTCGATCGCGTCGATAACGCTCGGAGAAGTTGCAACCATCGTTACGAGATCCACATTCATGACACTTGCATTCGGCGCCGTATACTGCGGAACGATACCCTGAACTTTCAGACGCGGAGGATCAAGCTCAACGCCTTCCTTATCAGTTTCACGAGCCATGCTCGATACCATAAACTCCAAATTGAAAGTCGCGCAAGGCGCGAACTCACCAGTCGCTTTGCTCACAAATGAAGCATAGATGCGCGGCTGAGACACCATACCATTCTGACCAAGGAACTCATTCATACGAATGGAGCCATTCGTAATACGAACCTTGTCAGCCTGTTCCATCGATCCAGTAGCTGCGATCGAAAGAAACTCTTTCATAACGCGCTCGATCGATTCATACGCAGGATTAAGCTTGCCGGCCTTCGTGTACTTTGTCGAGAACATATAAACCGGAACTTCAAGCGTTGTATCCACACCATTAATCTGCTGATTGACCAGAACCTTAATAGAACCACCGATAGCTTCAACATCGGCGCCATCTTTGACGAACGAACTATACTTTAAATCAGTTTCTGCAAGGATACCTTCAATCTTAACTCTGTTTTCTGCCTGTCTAAACATTTTTTTCTCCTAAGTTTTTTTTAACTATTCAATTGTAGATGGTTATGCCCGCAGCATTAACTACGGGCATTACGAATGGAATTAATTACTCTTCCTCTTCGGGAACGTAATTGAGACCAGCGTCCGTAAGGGTGACGATCGTGATCTTGCGGCCTTCTTCGGTCTTGCCGCCATCTTCGGTTGTCGCCAGACCATTCTTCACCAGCGAATTAACGCGGCCAGTAACAGACGCGATCTTCTCGAGTCCGAGACCATTCATAATCTCAGCAGTCGTGCAGCTACCACCATGATTCTTGATGAAATCAAACGCTTCCTGTGTCTTCTCTTTAAGCACCATTTGTATCTCCTATTCCGCCATTATGTAATTTTTATTTTTGTTATTTTCGTTGGGCGGTCAACTACCTCGAAAGTCTTTCTTTAACTTTCTATATATATTATATATAAAATTTAATAAAATTGCAAAATTTAAAAGGCTGAAAGATTTACTACTTTTGAATTTTTATCCAATTTTATTGCGCTGACGCCTTGCGCACCACGTCCTAGAAGTGGGACTTCGTTAATGTTAATGCGGATCTGGGCATTTGTGGAAGTGACCAATAGGTCGGCCGCCGTAGACACTGGCAAAAATCCGCAAAGTGAAGTTGTATTTTGAATCTTTACTCCTTTGGTCGCGCGCCCTGTCACTCTAAATTCTGAGAGAGCGGTTCGCTTGATGTATCCGTCTGTTGAGATGGAGACAAGTTCAGTGGTATCTGCAGGCATAACGCAGGCCCC